TCTAATTCAGTCGTTATTATTCGTTTATTGGGTGGGCCAACCAAAGTAGCTAAGATGCTAGGCATTAGCGTACCTGCCGTATCCATGTGGCAGAACGGTGATATACCCTACGACAAGCTGGTGATCCTAGCCGCAACCCTTGAAAAACAAAGCCACGGGCTAGTAAACCGAAAAACCCTATTTCCTGAAAGTTATAAATTAATTTGGCCTGAATTAGATTGATGTATACTGTAGGGGCAGATTGATACCTGCGCAGTTATATTGGTCAACCCTCAAGACCCTTTGAGGTAGCTTTGAGCGTTTAGTAAATGCTGTTGACCCATTTATTAAGCGGTATCAACTTAGAGCTACCCCAAGGGGTTTTTCTATTTCTGCCGTACTCCAAACGATATTAAGCACTTAAATGGGTGGCGTGGAATAGAACATGGGCTGGTTTACACCTAACAGCAAGCCCCGTAGACTTGAGTGGGTACTACACAAGACGGACAGGACAATGGTGATTGACAACCTGACCATCGAATGAACACTACCTTCGGGAGCATTAGTTCACAACTGCCAAATGGATGGGGTGCTATCACCTTTGGGCAGCTATTGTAAAAAAACAACACTAAGGGTAAATCCCTATAAAATAACTGTTGACATAGTTAAGCTACCTTAATAAACTGGCATTACTCAATAACGAGTGAAATAGAAAAAGGAGAAAGAAAATGGCTTACATCAATGCTCAAGAAACCGCACAAATCCGCAATGCTTTAAAGCTTGCCTTCCCAACCATGAAGTTCTCTGTTCGTAAAGAACACAGTATGTCGCTTCATGTTACGGCCCTTAAAGGTGACTTAGACCTACAAGATGGCCAAATCAATCAATATTACTTAGAGCGCACCAGCCACCCTGAGTTTTGGGAAAAAGTCTTAGAAATCATTAAAACTGGTTCAGATCGCAAATGGTTTGACGAGTCTGATAGCCAAAGCGACTACTTTCATACAGCGTTTTATATCCATATGCGTGTAGGTGATTGGAATAAACCCTACATCAACACATCATTAAAGTTAGCCGCCTAATGGTCGAAACCGTAATGATTGTGTTTGCAATCGGAACTTTTGTAATCTTTGCGGCAGTTATGATAATTGCCGCATTTCTTTACTATTGGATGGACTAAATGAACGCATACGAATTAGCAAATAACTTAGAAAACAAAGACCGTTTATGGGCGATTGATGAAAACTTATTGCTTAACACTTGTGAAATGTTACGCCAACAAGCAGACCTTATAAAACAAGCGTCTCAATTTATTCAAGAGCAAGGACTAGAAAGACAATGGATTGTTTGGTCAACACTAAAGAAAGCGAGTGAGAAATGACCTTCCAAGATTTTTACTCGCTATACCCACGCAAAATGGGGCGCAAAGAAGCCGAGCGTAGCTGGAATAGGCTAACCCCTGCCCAGCAAGCAGAATGCCTAGAAGCCATGCCTAACTACCTTAAATACTGGAAGATTAAGCAAACCCAAAAAGACTTCATTCCGTACCCAGCCACATTCTTAAACCAAGAACGCTGGACTGACGAGATTGACCTTGAACCGACCAAAAAGCCCGAATTACCGTGGTATTCCACAGAGGAACTGACCATTCGTAAGGCGCAGGAAATAAACTGCCCTGCTTATCAGGGCGAGGGCTGGCAACAATGGAGAGCAAGGATCAGCCAAAAGATCAAGCAGATTGAGGAGCAGATGTGAAGCACATCCCTGATAACTACCTAGTCGAATGGTATATCGGTGTAGCCAAAAGGCGTGGCTGGGATGAGGTAGTGCGCCTACTAAAACAATACCCTAAAGATGAAGAACGCATGAAACAGTTAATTAAAAAAAGGCTAGGTAAATGAGCGCAACACTAATAACTTTGGTAGGGTTGGCCTATTTTGGCGTAGCAATTGATTCATTTATGAAGGGTGAAATTGGTTTTGGAGTGGCGTTTTTAGGTTACACAATTGGCAATATTGGCTTATTTTTACAGGTGAAATAATGGAATACGATCCGCATGAAGCAATTAATTTTATATATACAAACGCTCCAAGGTACGCCAGTGCAAAGGGCCAGTTAGCCCAGCTAGAGGCATACAAGTCAAGTTTAAAAGCCATAATGATGAAAAAGTCTGCCGAGCAAAGCTTGGGGGGTCAAGAACGGGAAGCATACGCCAGCCAAGAGTACCAAGACTTATGCAAGGCCATTGGAGAAGCCACAGAGCAAGCAGAACTATACAAATGGCAATTACAATCGGCTACCATGCGATTTGATGCGTGGCGCACAGAGCAAGCAAGTAACCGTAATTTGGAGAAAATGACACGATGATTAACTTACTCGATGAATTTCATACCCTTAGAACCTTGGTTCGTATGTATGACGATGCGCTTAAAAGCAACAATGCGGTACAGATGATGGAGATTGCTGTAGACATTGCAGAATCCGCTGAAAAACTAGAACAACACAGCGTGGATCATGCCAATGTATCGCAATAAAAGCTTATTGGAGATAGCTAGAAGCTTCCCCTGCACCCATTGTGGGGCAATCGATGGCACTGTAGTAGCCGCACACTCAAATCAATTAAGGGATGGAAAAGGCCGTGGAATTAAAGCGCATGATTACAGAATCGCATCACTCTGTTACACCTGTCACACAGAAATCGACCAAGGCGCAACACTTAGCAAAGGAGAGAGAGTGGCTAGGTGGGAAGAAGCGCACAGAAAAACGATTGCCCTCTTATTCGAGTCGGGGTTTTTATATACCAAGTTTTGAGGAAATGACACAAGATACGGTGGAATTGTTAAACTCCCTTAATGTTGATACTAAACCTACCTTTGCCGCCTACCGTAAACCATTACATCAAAAGTAGTGGTCATAGGCGGTATTTAAGTAAAGAAGCTATTAAATTTAAAAAACAAGTCGCTGATTATGTAGCTGAGTACAGAGTACCAAAGCTGGGTGATGCTCGTTTAGAAATGAAAATAGTTATTCATTTTGCCAATAAGCGTAAGCAAGATTTGGACAATCGTGTGAAATCACTTTGGGATGCACTGGGCGGCAACGGTGCAGGGGTGTTTGATGATGACAGTCAAATTGATGTTTTATTTTTGGAAAGAGGCGCAATAAAAAAAGGCGGTGGATGCCTTGTTTATATCGACATTCTTGATAAAATAGAGGAAACTACACCCATAACATAAGGATTTGTATGGAAAATTGTGCGTTATTCCTAGCAACATTATTACACTCAGCGACTAACACGCATTTTTTCCATTGGACTACCGACAGTTTTTCAAAGCACAGCGCACTTGGCGAATACTATGATGGAGTAGTGCCGCTGGTAGACCAGTTAGCAGAATCATACTTTGGTAAGTATGGAAAGATAGTTAACTTTCCAAGCGTATACCACCAGCCCAAAGACCCAATCCGTTACATGGAATCCTTACAGAACTTTGTCAAGGAAGCCCGTCAAGACCTGCCCCAAGACAGTGAACTACAGAACATTATTGATGAGATCGCAGACCTCATTAACACCACGACTTATAAACTTAAGTTCTTGAAATAAAAGGATATTTATGCCACTTGATAAATCAGGCAGTGCAGAATCAGTCGGTAAGAACATCAAGACCGAAATGAAGGCTGGCAAGCCAAAGAAGCAAGCCGTAGCTATCGCCCTAAATGTTGAGCGTGATAACGCTAGGGGTAGCCGTAAGGCAAAGCTTGAGGATGCCTACGCTAAGTACATTGAGGAAAAAGCATGAGTCGTAGGGATGATATTCGTGCGGCAGTAGAAAAGCACGATAAACCCATTCCTAAGACAACAACGGGCAAGGATAAGAATTACCTTCCCACAGAGCAGGGCGCAGGAATGACCGCCAAAGGTAGGGCGGCATACAATCGTAAAAACAACGCTAATCTACAAGCACCACAAGCTAGTGGCCCAAGGCACGATAGTTTCTGTGCAAGGTCAAAAGGCTGGACTGGTGAGCGTGGCAAGGCGGCTAGAGCAAGGTGGAAATGCTAATGAAAGACGGACTATATGCCAACATTCACCGCAAAAGGGCTAGGATCAAGGCGGGATCAGGCGAAAAGATGCGTAAGGTAGGGAGCGAAGGCGCACCCACCGCTAAAGACTTTAAAGAATCTGCTAAGACTGCAAAGCCCACACGCAGAGAGATCATTGCTTCTAAGATGAAGGATATGTAATGGTTAATCAGAAGTTAGCCGCTATATTGCGTCAATTTGACCCTCATGGTGCTGACTATGATTACACTACCGCTATAGCCGCAGGGATGAAACCCCAGCAAGAAGGCGGTGAAAACCAAGGTCATTGGGGGTCAGTAGCACCAACACCTATGCAGTATCGTATGGACTACAATCTGCCCGAAAACTCTTACATGATGCTTAAAGGTGCGGCACACCCTACATTTCAGATGGGCGTACAAGGTGAACAAGACAGGGGTTATCAGGTAATGAAGTTTGGTGACCGCTATTTCTCATTACCGCCCGATTACATGAGGAAATAAAATGTTTAAAAAAGAAAAGGTAAAGCCCGAAAACAGCTTACTACAGCCCCATAAAGAATCCACGCTGGAGAAACAGCAACGATTGCGTCTAGAGCGCAGGGCTATGCTTGCCAACAAACTGAAAGACATGGACAAAGAAGTTAAGTAAATGGCTACGCTGTCTGACCTTTTACGCCAAAAGGCAGATTATTTAATTAATCTACCATCTGAAGCGCAACGGTTTATTACAAACCCACAGGCCTTTACAGAATTATTTGGCGTAAACAAATTACCTAGAGAAACAGGTTTTGCCGCTGGTGCTGTAGGTGTTGCACCAAAGACCCCGTATGAAGGTGGGGTGTTAAACCCGCTTAACTTAATGTATAGTGAAGGGTACGAGTCGGGAGAGCCGATTGGTATTGCCGCATCGCTATTACCCATAGCCGCAATTAATAAAACGCCAAAAGCGTCAAAGGATAAAAATGCAGGAAAAGGATTTTTCGACACGGGAGATATTAGAAGGGTTGGCAAATATCAATCAGACCTTGATCCGTCACGGCTTACAGCCGATGACCTTAGAGCAGTACAAGGAAACCTTGAAATACCCAATCTCAGACGAAATCCTACCGCATCGCTAAACGAGATAATTGCTAACCCTGAATTAAATCCATCTGTAAGGATGGCACGGTTAATCAATCCAAAATTTAACTTAGATGCTGTACGGGCCATGCCGCCCTCATCATTAGAAAAACAATTTCCTATTGGCAAAACCTACGAAACAATGGCCAAAGGAATTGATCCTGCCCTTGAACGCCAGCTTTTCGCAAGATATTTACGGGCGTATCCCGATGTAATACGCAAGTCAGGTGCTACTAACTTTCAAGAACTAATACCTGCAAGCTATGAGCAACTGGGTAAAGAAAACGCCCAACAGTTAGACAGAATGCTCAATGAGGGCATGAATTTGTCTTACCACCAAGGTAACCTAAACTACGCAAACTCGCCCCAAATGCTAGAGGATGCCTTAATCAATAAGCATCTTTATACCTTTGGCGGTGGTGACCAACACCAGTTACTTAATAAGATTGACCCATACACGGGTTTAAATCAAAACCAAGTATTCCGTGCAGTGCATGACTACTACGGTCATGGGCCTACAGGCGCAAGCTTTGGCCCTAAAGGTGAGGAGTTAGCTTACGGTACACATAGCCAGCTATACAGCCCACTCGCTAAGATGGCGGCCGCTACAGAAACTAGGGGTCAAAACAGCTTTGTAAACTACTCAGGCATCAATGCTGACCTACAAGCGCAGATGATCCCACTCAAGATAGAGCAGGAAAGACTAAAACGCCTTGGTCAAGACACATCGGCCGTAGACCAAAAACTAGCAGAATTGGGCGCACAAACCCAATACGCAGAACAAAAAGCATTCTTATTGCCGCCTGAAATGATTGATGTGAACTACGCAGGTGGTGTACCTGATTACCTAAAACCGTACATAACGCCTAATAATCCAACGGCCGCAACTGGATACCATTTCAGCAATCTGACTGATTTGACCCGTACCGACCCTACAAAATACGGTACAGGCATTAAAGGTTCAGAGGACAAACGCCTAAGAATGGCAGACGCACTACGCAACAGAACCTATTTTTACAGCAATCCTAATACACGGGAAGCAGGACTTGGGCCAAACCAATACAGTGCAGACATGACAAATCTATACGATGTGGCCGCTGACCCTGACAGACTCAGACAGCTATCCCGTAACTACAACCAATATCAAGGCATCGTAGATGATGTAGCCGCTACTAACGCAGTAGAGCGTATGAGTAACCAAGCAGGATACGAAGGCATCATTACACCTAATGGCATTATTAGTTTTGAACCACAGATTGTTAAACGCATCAAATAACTATACAATTAACTTATCTTAATCAACTACTTGGGTAAGGTATGACCGCTAAATTAGCGAAAAATAGCGAACACCCCAATTTAAATGTGGGGCGCAAGGCAGGAGCAGTGAATAAAAGCACTAGCCAAGCCCGTGAAGCGATTGCACGGTTCGTTGATGGTAATGCCAACAAAATGGAAGAATGGCTACAGAGCGTTGCCTATGGCATCCAAGCGACCGACAAAGATGGCAACCCTAAATTTAGTAAGGAAGGCAATCCAATGTATGTAGTGCCGCCCAATCCTGAAAAAGCATTCGGTATGCTACAAAGCGTAATGGAGTACCACCTACCTAAACTGGCTAGAACTGAGCATTCGACCAATGACGAACAGCCAATGAAGGTAATACACGAACACAAATTCCTTGATTGAGGTAGTCAAAAAATACGAGTATCCCTACAAG